ATGTCGGGAAGGGCTTTCTCTGGGGGAACGCTTTTGCTTTTTACCTCCTTCTCGTTATATTTGGTAATGAACTTAGCCTCCTTGCTGATTTTTAATTCAGTATCCCAGTCTATAAAGAAGTTTCTTTCATCAATTTTCTTGTCGTTCTTGATCTTTATCATCGATACTTGCCAAGCGAGGTTATGAAACTCGTTAAGACAGAGATTGAAAGTTTCGCAATCAATGAAAACGTATTCTTTCTGGGGATTAAATCTTAACAGATGCTCGTCCATAATCTAATTATAAGACACCTTGCGTCTCATGTCAACTACAAATTAGTTTCCACACTGGGATGTTGAAACAATCAGCCTTGAATGTGAAATCATTAGCAGGGTCTACTTCGCCTTTCTTGTGAAAGACAGCTGCCTTATAAAAGTCAGACTTACTTATTTTGCCCAAGTACCATGCTTCCTTCATATTGTTTAAGACACTTGCGAAAGCATACTCATCACAGTCTTGCTCTGTATTAAAGTCAGCAACCGAGCATTCGTAATAAGGTTTTGGCGGAACCGTCCTTTCTTTTGTTTTCACATCTACCTTAATACCGTTGTAGATAATGTCATAATCATAGGTGTCTTTAATGTCTCCGTCTAAGACTTTTTTAACCACTTCTTCACCTATGTAGGCCACAAGACTGCCCTCTCCGCCTCTTATAGAATTATTCAACAGGGGAAGCTTCCTTGCCCTCTCTTTAATTCTTTTTAGCGTTCCGGAACTTATCGAAAACTTTTTCACCGTCCTGATAAGATGCTGCTCCTAAATTTCTGCGACTGCATCCTAATTTTTTTCTCATTAGTTCTCTTTGTCTAACGCGATGCATAAGGGTGTGCTCGTCACAGAATTTTCCCTGAGTCTGGGGTTTGCCGCAGACTATACAAAGCCCTTCTTTAGCTTTTCTAATTTGCCATTCTCTTTGTCTTGATACTTTTTTTTGTTTTGTTTTTGTAGTCATTTTATTTTTTTACCACCAAAGTATTCTGTTGCGTGGTCTTCTTCCACTAGGGTTTTATTATAGCTCCCCCCAACCCCGGATGGGTTGAAAAGCTCTCCAAGTAGCCTGCCATACTTACCCTTCTTATCGATAGAAGTCTCTACGATAAATTCATTCTTGCCTTCCTTGATTAGCTCCTTCAATCGAGCTTTGGCTGCGAGACCCCTTTTCTTCTCCGCTTTGTCTCTAGTGCGGCTCTCTGGCGCGTCTATGCCGTACAGCCTAATGCGCTCCTTCTTGAACGTGCTAAACCCGCAATCGATCATTGCGTCAACTGTGTCTCCGTCCACTACTCTTATTAGCTTTGCTTTGTATTGGTACATTTTCTGTAAAGGTCTCTTATTTTGTTTCTAATGAGATATCTTAAGCGGGGTTTCCAGCCATTGGGCCTAGCATGCCAATGTAAGTGATCAGGAATTTCGCGTTGAGTTTTATCTATGTAAAAATTATCATTGCCAAACTTTTCTATAGCGACTTTCCTAAGATGGCTTTCCATTTCTTGAGAATCAAGTTCAGATATTTCCATGGTGTGAAGCGGTTCCCCTCTCCAAACGGACATGGGGAGCTTGCAGGCCATGCAGTCTATGATAGTCCATCTTGGATCAGACTCATCATAAGTGTGAATTTTTATTTTTAATTCGCAAAGTCCACATGTCATATGAGCGCAACCCCTCTTCTTTGAACAACCTTTGATGCGCAGCTGTTCGCATATTCAATTGCTTTTTCTATGTTTTCTGTTTCTAAATATTTTGACACAAGGGCGGCTTGGAACGTGTCTCCCGCGCCGGATAAATCATAAACCTCTACTTTCTCAGTGGGGTAGAATTTCTTACGGTACATGCATCCTCTTGCCCCCAAGGTTACGATTAGTTTATCAGTCCAAAATGTTATGTGAATGTCGTGTTCTATAGCTTTAAACTCTGGTTCATTTATTTTTATAAATTTTGCTTTGCGACAAAACTCCCCCAGCATTTTCTTTGTATCCAAGAAAACATTTTCATTTAGATCGCAAATATGTTCAATCGCTTTCTCGTTTAAGAAACCTTTGCCATAATCGGCTATAACTATTGCTTTGTAACTGGATAGTTTTTTTCTGTTTAAGTTTGAGCCAACGAAGGATACGGGTTGAACCCTGTCGTTCCTGTCTACTCTTAAAAAGGTATAGTTAGTTTGTTTGTCAACATATCGCTCCTTGGTTATTGTTTTGGCCATTGTTTCTTCGGGTGCCACTAATATATGGTGATACCTTCCGTGCCCTAGCGAAACAAGGTTGTTGTAAACGTTACCTGCCATTCCCATGTTTTCTTCCGTCTTTTCTGGAATAAATACAGGAACCGGAATATCAGGGCAAAGTCTCTCCGATCTGCCATAGATAAATCGGTCGATACAACTATCGCCTATTACTAAAATCTCGTTCTTCACTTAAAAAATAGTCCCTTGCATTGATTGCCTTATCGCAAATAAATAAATCATACCTTGGTTTCTCAAATTTAAGTTCATGAAGCCTAGCTCCCCATTTTTTTAATTGATCACGGGTTATTTTGATATAATCTTTTCCTGTCTTGGAGGACAATGATTGTCCCCTAGCTGTCCAGTAGACAATAGTGTGACCTTCGCCGTACTTTTCGTTTATCTTTCGAATGTTTCCCTCTATTGGCGTGGATTTACTGTAGTCCCTGTCCTCGGGGGTGTTACAGATTGTCTCATCTATGTCTACGTATATAATCATTAGTTTATTTTTAGGCTATTATTACTAAAGATTTTAATTAAATGATGAGCTTGGGAAACAGCGTCATCTAAGGCGTTGTGACGAGTTCCTGATGTTTCGATTCTTATATCGGGAGAAAGGTTTTTTATAGTTCTGTAGCATCGGTTATTCCGAAAGCTCCAAGGTTGTTCTAGCCCAGTTTCGCTATAAGAAGAAGAAAGTATGGTGTTGTCGAAGTCAGCTCCGTTACCCCAAACGATAACGTCGTCTTTAGATGAATCCATTGGTCCCATCTCAAGTAAAAGCCAACTCGAAAATGAAATTAAAGCTTCTTTTAGTTTAACCTTCTTAGAGTCTGTAATCGCTAGTCTTGCGGCTTCAGACTGTCCCATCCACCACAAAAAAGTAGAGGCGTTTATTTTTAAACCATAGCTCTGACAGTCCTCGGGGTCTATGTTTATATAGAATTTATTTTCGGTTACTTCTGTTTCTGAGAACTCTACTGCTCCAATCGAAACAATAATTGACTTTGGCTCTTTACCAAGAGTTTCCAAATCAAGCATAATGTTTTTTTTCATTTTATTTATAAATTAAAAGTACCCCGGGCGGGACTCGAACCCACAACATTCTGCTTAGAAGGCAGATGCTCTATCCAGTTGAGCTACCGGGGCACTACGTGTTCTAATGGTTACTTACCTTCGTAACTTTCGTTGGAGCTAACCGTTTCTTCTAACGCTGGCTCGATCGGTCCACACTGATCCGCTTTCGTATCGTTAGCTGGGTCATAATCACCCGACATCGTCAATGGCGTAGCGCTACCGTTTTTTGTAGCTTCTCCTTTGACAATATCTTCCCAATAAGGATCGTTGGTCTCCCACTTAGGTAGCGCTGCTTTTCTCACATGTGCATGGCCTAAGTGAGCCACGGGGAATGGTAAAGGACGCTCCTTCTTGTAGTGATCCTGATAGGCTATCTCATGCCAGTCAGATAAGAGCATCTTCACTGCGTACCTTCTTGCTCTAGCGTGTATATGGCCCGGAGGAAGCATATGAATCCCTTCGCCTTCGCCAACAGTCTTCGGCTTCACGAGGGAATTAGTCTCCTTCTTCTTAAGAAACTTTTTATATGCTTCGGCGGTTACTTTACCCGCGTACCAATCATAACTAACAGACTTGTTAGCCTTGAATTTCTTAGCCATCTCCTTAGCTTGTTCTGCGAACAGGCCTTGCTCGTTACGGCTCATTTCAAGAGCCTTGCGGTTCTCGTATATTTTTCCGTAAATATCTTGGCCTTTGCTTTTCACCTTCACGAAGCTTTCTCCAATTTTAAAACACAAGGTCTTAAGTTTGGCGTTAAAGGGACGTTTCTCCCCTTTTTTCCATTCGCGAGTGGGGTCGAAGCCTGCGTAACTCCACAAGTGTCCAGCTGTTGGAGCTTGTTCAATCTCAAGATGAACCAGTAGTCCTGCAGAGAGGACAGGTCCGATTCCACATTGCTCCATTGCCCACTTGCCCATGAAGTTGTTCTCAGCGAACTTCTTAAGAGCCTTCTTAATCTGCTCTTCAAGCTGCATGTTAATAGTATGCATCCATTCAAGAATGGTAGCTGGGCTCTTAATGGCTTCCTTTATATAGTCGGGCCACTCTTCTCCCTTGTAGAGAGATCTAAGTTGACCTTCCGACTTGATTCTGTCGTCTTGTAGTTGGTAATATCGATCTACCAAAAAACGACCCTCACTTGGTTTCAGTTTTGACCCTGCTTTAAGCAGCTCTTTAGATAGAGCAACTTTATTTGAGTCAACTTTTACCACGATACTCTTAGGCGTCTTTAATCCGCCTACTTCCTTACTAACCTTGCTAGTCTTGCTAGCTTTTATGTTATTTTTCATAACGTTTGCATTGAATATTCAATGACTTTCTGTTGATTTTTTGCGTTTTATCTTGGGCTTTTAACCTTCTCAACAGTCCTCACTCGAGGCATTGAGTTGTTCTTCCAAGACTCAACACAAAATTCGTTAGAACACATATGATCTAAATTGGGTTTCTCAAGAGTAGTTCTCTTGCTGAGGCATCTAAAGGTAAGGTAGTCTTTAAAGTCCTGCTTCTTTTCGTAGTAGATCGTTTGAGTTTCAATAGATTCGTGCCCTGACTCACAAAATTGATCGACATACTTGCGAATAAGAGGGTCAAAAGGTAAATTATTTTCCTCCAAGAAGAAAGTCGGTTCACAAAAACTGAAATCTGTAACGCATTCATTACCGCCTAATAAATTCTTAAACAAAAAAGAATCATAGAAAGGGACGCAGAGCATCAAGTCTTCATTCGACCAATGCTTCTTAAGTTTTTCAAAATCGCACCTAGGAATGTAATAAAACCCGTCGGTCGCTGCTTCGGAATAAATTTTAATTAATTTTCTATAGCCCTCAGTATTCTTCGCGAAGATGATATACTTGGATTCCTCTGAAATTGATTCGGTGGTTTTTATTTCTGTATCGTTGCAGAAGGTCATCCTGATCCCAAATACTAATTTTATTTTTGACTTTCCGCAGTTCTCGTAAGCTTGAAGGAACCCGCTCATGCCGTCCTCCACCAAGAATAGCTCCTTGATGTCGTTCTCTAGGCAGATATCTATGATAGACTTAGGCCCATTATCCTTGCTTGTCTCCGCCTCTTCCAAGGTGAGAATGGATCTGCCTATGCTATAGTGCGATTTAAATAGCGGTAAAGTCATTTTACTGGCTCATATGCATTGAAATCCACGGCGAATTATTGACGATATCCTGACGTACAGAGCCACTCTTGGTTGCCGATCGACGAGTCCCGCGGTCTTTGGGCTTATAATCCTTAACTTTCCCACGTACAGGGGGAACTGCTCCCTTCTCGATTGCGCGGCGTAATCCTTTGCTTAACTTCATACAATTAGCTTAACCCACCTTGTGATCCATGTCAAGTTAAAAGTTAAAGGGGTCATCAGGGTCTACCTCTGCTACCCTGTTCCAATGGGGGCATCCCTCATAGGAATTTTCTTTAATTTTTTCTCCTTTTTTTGGATTTAATTTGATTTTTTCAAAAGAACTTGAGGTAATTTCTCCCTTTTTGTTCACCGTTGTATAATACTCAAAGGGTTTCCTAGCTGGGCAAATCCATTTATGCTCCTTGTCGCTTCCGCACAGCCATCTGTTCTTACCATAAACAGCAAAGTTTGCCTCGGCATCTTCCGTGTTGAAGCCTGAAAGAAATTCAGCTATTCCCGAAAGGTAATGTTCAAAGCCTGTTAGTTCATCCTCTTGAAGCACCGGGGCTTTCTGCTCTGGGTTCTTGGGGAAGCGTAGAAAAAGAAAAGAAACCTCTGGAATAACAGAAGTGAGCTTGTAACAGGCGAGTGAGTACATCAAGACTTGGAGATTGTTTTCCAGTTCCTCCCTGCCAAATTTCGACTTACTGCTTTTGTAGTCTACGATTTTGGTTTTAGTTTTGAAGGTAGCTGTCTTGTCAATAAAGCCATTGATGACAAAGTCTTTACCTTCGATGTAAAAATTCTTTTCGGCCTCGAGCTTCTTGCTTCCCTTGCAATGAAAATCAAAGGATAGCCCTGTCGCCACCATCTTATAAATAAGGGAAAGATTTTCGTCGTCGTTTACGTTCAGTCTCTTTGCGTGTTTTTCTATAAGCCTCCTTACTGGTTCGCAGGAGGCTACAACCTCTGCGCTTTCTTGAAGCCTTGTGGCGTACTTCCTATGCCGTGGATTGATTAAGACCTCAAATATCAAATGAACAATGGTTCCTCTAGAGGCTCCATCGTTTGAAATATCTGGGACTTTAAGTATGTATTTGGAATAATATAGCCAACTACAATTGTCTAATGTTTTAATTTTACTAGCGCTGAGTTTAATTTTTTTTCCCATAGATAGGTTCTTTCCATTCCTTGATTAATCTTTCCCTGTCGTTTATAAGCATATCGTTAAAGTCTCCTTCGGGCGGGAGTTGGATTTCTATTTGTCTTCTATCAAACCATTTCGATAGTTTCTTTTCTGCCTTCTGGGCCGCTACATTCCCCGCGTTATTATTTTCTGAATCATTATTAAAAGATATTAATATTCTATCTGGATCCATTCTTATTAAAAAATTCAAAACAGACAAACTAATATCTAAGCCGAAGGTCACCAAAGTTTCCTTGACTCCTATGTCCCAAAGGGAAAGCATGTCTCCTATGCTTTCTACAAGAATAACTGTTTTGCTTTTTAATATATTTTTAAAATTGATTTGAGCTGGGTACCTCCAGTCTTGTTTGTTGCCTAGGTGCTTCCATTTTATTTTACTTTTACCGGAAATATCTCGACCGCTGAAGCCTACTATCTGTTTCTTAGCATTTTGTACTGGAAAGACGTACCTGTTAGACATCTTGCCGTTAGAGCGAACGACTCCGCTTCCTAAGTCACGTAAAACAGTGGTGGAAGTTATCCCTCTCTTCTTCCAGTAAGAATAATCAGGATCGATCTTGGATAGTTCGTTTAAGGAAAATGTTTTAGGAGCTTTTGACACGGGTTTAGTTCTTGTTCTTTGTATTTTGTTAAAGCCTTTTTCCTTTAGCCATTTTGATCCTTCTTCGTCTGAGCCTAATCCCAGCGTCAGTTTAACTAGGCTTCTCAGTGGCCCTCCCTTTCCCTCCTTGAAGTCTACCCAGTAGCCGGAGTCTTTACGTATTCTTAATACTGTTTCGTTATTGGAGCTTCTGTACAATGGCCTAGCCCTATACTCTTGACCGTAATCTTTTAAATTGTAGCCCAGCTGGGTAAGTATTTCAGCTATGTTATCCATATTAACCTAGGAGTTCTTCGTCCACTATCGCTCTCTCTTCTTCGACGGGCCTGTCGAAATTTACATTCAGATTCCTCGCTTCTTGTACGTCAGCTAGGGTTCCTCGTTCTGTTACGTTAAAGTTACTAACATCATAATTTATGAAGTTAGTCTCATATCTATAGGGGCGGTTTGGGTTCCCGGTGGGTATCCTCACTAAGTCTTGATGCCCTGCCGCATCTCTGCCTTGAAGCCTTGAGGCGATAGGAATGAGTTTATGTGTTCCGAACTGCTCCCCTTCAGCTTCTATCTCTTCAGTCCTCTTTCTTCTAAAGATTCCAACAAAGCTAACTAGCCAAGTGAGCCTATCTGATTGCGCTATTACGCTCCCGTCATCCGTCCCGCTCTCTGCTTGCCTATTTAACTGGCAGGAGGTCAGTATCGGTATGTTTAATTCGGTGCTCAGCTGTTTCAGTGCGTCTACTTTTTCCCCTATGAGTTGATACTCCTGTTTATTCCAGCCTGATTCTCCCGTGAGCTTTATATAATCATAAACAACAATGCACTTATTTCCCCTGCCGACCTCTGATAAATACCATCTCCTTACAATCGAACAGATTTGCTCAATTGGCTTACCGGGAACCTCCAAGTGGGAAACTAGGTCTTTAGCCTCGCTTAACAGTTCCTTTTTTTGTTCGTAAAGATCAAAATATTCTTTGTTATGTTTCCAGTTTCCGGTAATTAAATGCCATAAAGGTATTCCTGTTATTGCTGCTGCCATTTTATAGCGAAGATCTTCTATCGACATCTCTGTATCTAGGATAAGAGCTGGACATTTGTGAGTTGCGCTCATCTTTCTGGCGAGGTCGGCGAGGATAGTTGACTTTCCGTGCTTAGGTCTGCTCACCCATGCGTAGAGATGCCCCGGTAAAACTCCGCCAAACAAGCGGTTAAAGTCTGGGTGAGGCGTTGCCATTCCCATTTCTTTCAGGGGATTCTTGGCTCTTTCCTCTATTTTTTCAGCTATTTTTTCAAAAACTTTTTCCGGCCTTTTAAATTCTCCACCTATGGAAATCTTTTCGTTAAAGATTTTATCAACGGTGGTGATAATTTTTTCTTTATTATCGTTGCCGGGGTTTTTAACGTAGGTTTTAATTTCTTCAGCTTTCTCATCCACTTCCCTTCTTACTCTGTATGTAGTGAGTTCGTCCGCAGCTTCAACAACCCCTTTTCTGTTGATTGGTATTAATTTGAGAGCATGGAGGCGGTTGTATATATCTTCCTCTCCCCCGCCAGAAGATGCTATGTTTAGATTCCTTATCCTGTTGGCTAAGACGCCTATGTCTAGGTTCTCGCCTTTATTAAGGATTTCCTTGAGGCAAAAGAAAATAGTATGGTTTGGTTGCCCGAAGAAATCTCTCTCCCCAATTTTATCTTGGATCTCATAAAATATTTCTGGATACTTTATGAGACCACCTAGGACATGCTTCTCTAGGCGAAGGGAACAAATATCATTATCACTCATCAGTGTGAATACTAACACACCTTAGAAAATAAGTCAAGAATTTTTTCTGCCCCTCTTCCTTTGGGGAGTGGAAAGGACGTCGAGGTAGTGGTCTGTTTGAAGGTCTGTTATTGCCTGAGACCATCCATGAATGTGGGAATGAAGAGCTAAGAAGTGAGCTTCATCGTCGAATGAAGCATGTATTTGGGACTCGCCGTCTTCGTCAAAGTTAAATAAAACATATCCCCCCGTTGAGCATTCGTTTATTTGTCCCAAGATAGAACTGGGCATTGTAAATTTTTGCTTCTTTTTCTTCCTCGGCATGCATATAACATTACACTAAATAATAATATTAAATTTTTTTTCAATAAATTCTTCAGTTAGTTGTTCTACCTCGTCTGCTTCTATTTCAATTAATTTAAATTTATTTAGTTCAAGCCACTCTAGTTTTTTAAAGTCCCTTTTAATTGAACGAAGGTAATTAGCGCGGTTCCCGTGAAAGAACTTACTGTATTGGGAATGTTGTGTGCCATTAACCTCAACCGCAATTCTCTTGGTTGCGTTAAGGATATCCACCCTCATCCTTGTTTGGTAAACTGGAAACTCTTCGTAAACTATCTGGTGTTTCCAGTAAGGGCAGAGGAATTGCTTTACTTGGTACTGAAGATTGGAGGCAGACGGTTCGTGCCAATTGATTTTATATTTACTGACATTCTTGTTAATTAATTTACCGTTGATCCCTATGAGACGCATTATACATTACTTAATACATTCTTAAACTTGTTAAAAAAGAAGTCAACAATCTTAGGGTTAGCTTCAAGGAAGTCAAAAAGTTTACCTTGGCCCTGTATTTTTTCCGGCATTTCAAGGCCAGCCTCTTTTAGTTCTTCAATAACATCCGGATCCATCGTTAACCAAGGCCCAGATCTTTTTGCATAATCCCATTCAATAAGAAGATCTGTTATCTCTTTCTCTATCCAGATACTTTTCCCTCCTGTCCTCCCGTACCTTACGGGATATTCTATAAGGTAGTTGGACTTTTCGTTAGGAGACTTTTTTATCATGATCTTAACTTTGTGGCCAAGGATTTTATTTGTTTTTCTGTCTGGCTGCTCCTTGTCCTTCTCAAGGATGAGGTCTTTATTAAACCTTGGTTGAAAATCGAATATCCAATTCGCAAAATGTAGCAGGGCGTTGCCTCCCGTAGCTGTAGTTTGTCTAACTGGTGCTGAGGTATAGAGAATTCGTATATCTGCCCTGACCTGACTGACAAAGATAGCCATGTGTCCGCGCTTTGTCATTTGGTTGGATATCTTTTTCATTATCGTTGATGCTATAACGGCTCCGCCCGCGACCATGGAGGATTTTTCAGTTGGTTTATCTATGTCGTCTCTCGGTATCAATCCATCAAGTGAATCAATTATAAATAAATATTTCTTACCTTCATCATTGTTGAGGATAAGAAGCTTCATTAAATCAAAAACAGATTCATATATGTTTGATTCATACATGAAGAATTTTGTTTCATCCATGTCAATGCCGCAGCGAGCTCTCATTTCTGGAGAGAATCTACCTTCGGTTTTGAGATAGATAACTTTTCCGTTGGAAAATTGTTTTTGAAAGTTCTTTCCTACCTCAAGGGCTTCTGAGGTTTTGCCCCCCTCGTTAACGCCACAGAATCTATGAAGTCCGGGGCCAAGTCCTCCTCCTGTCTCGATATCTAAAAGAAGACTCCCTGTTGAAACTTTGTAAAACTCTTCTTCTTCAAAATTAAAATGATCCCCACTTCTGTCTGATAGGTACTGGGTAATCAGCTCTTCGGAGGAAAGGCCCTTCTTTATTTGCTTTTTTTTCGCTGCCATTACTTGTTCAGTAAGTCGAGGTCATTTTGTACCATTCTCTGAACGAGTTTGTCAAATGAAATCTCGGGCTTCCAACCAAGCTCTTCCCTAATAGGGTTAGAATCTCCATAAAGAAGCTGAACCTCCGCTGGTCGATAGAATTCTTTGATTGTTTCAGCTAAGATGGCAGCGTCCCCATCGTGAACTTTAAATTTTTCATCCATCCCTTCCCCATCCCAAGAGCCAGATACCCCTGCGTATTTAAAAGCTAGAGAAACAAACTCTTTAACAGAGTGGGTCTCGTTACTTGAGAGAACGTACTCCTTTGGTTCCTCTTGGTTAAGCATTAACCATACGGCTTTTACGAAATCTTCAGCGTCGGACCAGTCTCTCTTAGCTTTTATATTCCCTAGTTGAAGGGGCTCAAACTCTTCCTTGTTATCGAGAGCTTGTTTGATTCTAGCTACAGCTTTGGTAATCTTTCTGGTGACAAATTCTTCCCCCCTCCTTAATCCCTCATGGTTAAATAAGATGCTGTGAATAGCATACATATCATAAGATTCCCTATACACCTTCACAAGATGCCTAGAAGCTGCCTTGGAGGCTCCGTATGGGCTTCTGGCTCTAATGGGGTGGTTTATGTCCTGAGGACTATACTCAACATCACCAAACTCTTCGGAGGAGCCAGCGCTATAAAATCTACAGTCAGGATTAAATTTTCTTATAGCTTCCAAGCATCTAATAACTCCAAGGGTATTAACGTCAAAAACTTGTAGTGGCATGTCCCAACTGCAACCAACGAAAGAGTTTGCTCCGAAGTTAATGAAATAGTCTGGTAAAACATCTTTTACCAAATTATTAATTGAAACTGCATCTGTTAGGTCGCCGTAAACTAAATTAAAATTAGGGTCATTTTCGAATGCTTCTATATTAGATTTGTTTACATTAGCTGTCCTGCGCATCATGCCATGAACCTTTAACTCTTCTCCAAGGCCCAATAAATACTCTGCCATGTTGGCTCCGTCTTGCCCTAAGATTCCTGTTATAAAT